ATATGGGGTTCGCTGGCGATGAAGTCAAACATGCGATCGATCACGTCAGGGGTGGTGTTTTTGTCTGTCATGGCTACCAGTCTTTGTTTTTTGGTTTTGTGGTGGGGTGGGCTTTGGCGAATTCGCGCAGCGTGGGGGGCGCGCGCATGGGCTTGCGGGGCGCAGCTGTGGCTGGTGTGGGTCTACCAATCTCGGCCGCAGGTGGCGGTGTCGTCAAAGTCGTGGGCGTATGTGTCGGAGTCTTGGGTGTAGGCATCTTGCGTGCGGGTGGGTTTGGTCTCGTCCTGGCTGGGGCCGGTGTTGGGCGCGTGCCAGGGTTTGGCGATGGCGATGGCCTGGGGTGCTGCTGGTGCGGCGACTGGCTCTGGCTGTGTGAAGAGGTCTGGTGTGCTGGGGATGATGCTTTCACGCAGGCGGCGCCACTGGTCAGGGGTGAAGCGGTGCAGGCCCAGGTAATGGGCGGCGGCCAGGTTGTAGTTCATCAAGTCCAACGGCTCGTTGGCTTCGCCTTTTTTTTGGCTCCAAACGCTGTTGGCACGGCCGTTTTTGCGCACCGTGATGCGGACTTCGGCGGTCAGGCCCTTGTAGTAGCTGTCTGGCAGATCGACACTGAAGTGGATGGCGCCGGGGCCGCTGGCTTTGGACCATCGGGCATGAAAGTAGTCTTTGCAAGTGTCGGGGCCGACAAACCAGAGCATGGCGCCGCCTGGCATGCTTTTGCCTTCGTGGTTGATGTCCACGATGGAGGCTTTGCCGCTGATGACGGGGCGGTTGGGTTTGCTGTGGCCTTTGCAGGCGTAGATGTTTCGCGCTTTGCGGGGCCCGGTGAAGGCGTAGACGTCTTGAGTGAAGTGGCCTCCTGAGTCCACCAGCGCTGCGCTGATGCCCAGTTTGACGCCGGTGGCATGGGGGTAGCGGCTGGTGAGGATGTGGTCAAGCCGGGCCCAGGTGGAGGCATCGGATGGGCTGCCGTGGATGACTTGGTAGTCCACGATCCAGCCTTGCATGTCTTCGCCCCAGCCGACGACTTTGCATTCCAGGCGGTGGTCTTGCGTGTCGGTGGCTGCGGTGAGGATGGTGGCGCCGTGGGGCACGGTGCCCAGCTTGTAGGGTTCGGCCCGCTTTTTGAGTTCTTCCCACTGCGTGGCTTCGGCGGTACGGCTCCAGCATTTGGCCAAGCGGGTGTTGTAGAACACGATCATGGAGGCGTCGTCGCCCTCTTCCAGCTTTTCTTTGGCGCGTTGGTACTGGCGCCACAGGCCAATCCAGGGTAGCCAGCCGTAGGGCAGGAACATCGCGGAGATGTTGAAGGATTCGGTTTCGTTGTCGCCTTCTACGCCTTCGGTCCACAGACCGTTGGCAAACATTCGGGTTTTGTCGCCCTCGTCATGCAGGCCCCCGCAAGATTGGCAGGGGTAGTAGACGCGTTTGCCGTCTTCGGAGGGGATCAGCTTGAAGAAGTCGAGTGGTTGGGCGTGGCCGCAGTGGATGCATTCGGCCAGGGCTTCGCGGCGAGTGCCACGGTCATACAGCGCCTTGATGGGGCTTTGCCCTTCGATGGTGGGGCTGCTGGGGTAGTAGGTTTTGCGATTGCGTTCAAAGGTGGTTTGACGGGCTTCGGCCAGTTCGCCGGGGTCGCCTTCGCCGCCGATGTTGGCTTCGGAGCGGTCGATTTCGTCATAGACGACATAGCGGGCGGGCAGTTCTGACAGGTTGGCTGCAGCCCCGGCACTGGCGATGTAGAGCGCACCGCCGATGTACTCTTTGACGTCGTTGTTGTAGGCGGCGTCTCGGCTGCCGGGTTTGGCAACTCGTTCGGTGACTTTGGGCACGGCCGCAAAGGTTTTGTCGATGCGGCTTGAGGTACGTTTGTGCAGTTTGCCGGTGGGAACCAACCACAGAAAGTTGCTGGGGCTTTGGTGGATGGTGCAGCACAGGAAGTTCAAAGCCACCTGGGTTTTGAGCATCTGCGATGCGCCCATGACCACCACCCGCTTACACGGGTGATTGGCAGATAGCGCCCGCATGACGGCGCGGGCGTGCGGCGTGCGGCTGGTGCGGTAGGGCCCGGCTTCGTTGGAGCCTGTTGATTTTGGAATGACCATGAACTGGTCAGACCATTCGTCTACCGTTAGCGATGGATCTGGAAGCAGTCCACGCAGGAAGGCGATAAATGCTGCCCGCTCAATGTCTACTGGACGGTTTGGGCTCAGCAGATTCATCAGCCAAGCTCCAGGGCTCGGGCTGCGACATGGCCCAGTTCTGTGCGGGCGAGTTTTTCAACGGTGTCTTTCAGCATGTCGTTGAATTCGCGCAGCAGGATGGTTTCGCAGCCGTCAGCGCTGTTGCAGTTGGCCAGCTCGGCGGCAACGCGGCGCGCTGTGGTGGTGTGGCGGTCGCGCAGCTCACGGGCGATGGCGAACCAGTCGGCTGTGACCTGGTGAATGGTCAACAGTGTTTTCTCTGCCCTGGCCAGTTCGATCTGCTGCAGGCGCGCATCGGCGCTCATCTTGACCGTGCGAGCCACGTGGTAGCTGGTCATAGCAGGGTCTGAGGCAGCGCCTGGGGCGGTCGGCTCGGCCCTTTGTTCAGCAGCTGGCGAAGAATCAGGCTCTATATCGTCGGTTTCTAGGTCTGGCGGCGCTATGTCAAGTACGGCGCCCAGGGCTTTGGAGTCAGGGCGCAGGCGGTGTGCGATGGCCACGCGGGTTTCTTGAACGTCCAGCATGCCGTCTTCACCGACGTTCAGGATGCCCCGCTTGACCAGCTCGTGGATGGCCTGGCGACTGACGTTCAAAGCCCTGGCGATGGCGGCCTGTTTAAGCCTGGCTGGTGGCGGAATGTCGGTCAATGCTTTGGATTCCATGAAAAAACTCAAGGTAGAAGCCATGCAGCTCAGCGTTGCAATGAATGGCGGTTTGTTCGATCCGGGGGTTGGTATTCACGTTGGCTGAGGACTCCATGGCGAGGTAGTAGCCCTCTTCGTGGTTTGCGGCCAGCGTCACCTTGGAATGGTTTTTGGCGACCACGATGCGAGCCCCGTAGGTCTCGCACATGCGCAGCATTTGCTCGTACTCATCGCCGTATTGGTTTGGGAATATTTCCCCGGCGTAAAGCTCGAAGAAGTCAATGCGGCCGGCGTCAAGCCACGCGGTGATTTCTTCAAGATCGGCTTTTGCAATGCACCAGGTGGACATCAGCACGTGGTCAAAGTGAGAGACGCCAGTCAAGGCGTGGCGCAGGTAGGACAAGGCGTCAATGTCTCCCCGAGAAATCACGTGCCATGAATCTCCCGCCTCAAGGCGTGGAGGCAGTATTTCTTCAAGGGTTTTTTCAGCATTTGCCCGGCGCATTTGCACGCGCGAGCGCACTTTCTGAGCCCGTGCTTTGGCCTGATCAGCCCGCTCTTGCCGCATGGATGCCTCGATGGCAGCCACCTGCTGGGGGTCAAACTCAAACAAATCACCCATGTCAAGCATCCGTCAAGGGGTTCAAAACTTGGCCCACTAGCGCAAAGTCGGGGCTCGAATTACCCGCAACCACCCCCCCCTGGGAAGGACCCAAACGGGGGGGGTGGGGGGTATGTTGGATGTGGGGCCGATTCATGCTGCGGCCCTCCACGGACCCTGCCCTGCAGCCTTGAAAACCTCGGCGCGGTAGGCCCGCCAGTGCGCAGTCCGGGCATCGTCGGTGAATGCATTGCCCAACGCGGCCAGGCTGAATGGCAGGCCCAGCTCAGCCCCACGGGTCTTGATGCCTTCGGGTGTCTCCCACCACGTATGGACGCCAGCCCCCTGCGCCTGGGGCACCTGGTCAAGCCAGCCACGATCACGCAGCCAGCGGTCGGCGCGTGGAACGAAACGCCCACCCTCCTGGGTCCACTGCCTGGACAGCGCCCAGGCCTTCACGGCAGCAACGATCTGCCCCGTCAACACGGGGTCTGGCGCCATGAATTCCCATCGGCGGAGCGCCTTGACCATCCCCACCTGCACCGGCCAAGCAGCCTTGAAGGCTTCCCATCCTTGCTGAACCTGGGCTGTTCCACCCCGCATGTTGGGCTTATCCACAGAATCCCCGGATTCTTTGAATTTATCCACAGACTCACTGCCCCCCGTGGGGGGTAGGGGGGTATTTATATCTTCTCTACTCTCCTCTTCTCTGGGGCGTGACGTGGCGTTACTTGGCGTTACTTGGTGTGATTCGGCGTTGCTTGGTGTTGCTTCTTCGGTAACGCCATCCTGTGGGCGCGACTGGGCGGCGTCATCAAAACCCGGCGTTACAGCGCCATCACTGGGCGTGTCTGCACTCTTGGCTGAGGCCTTCTTGCGTGCTCTGTGAGCCGCCACACGGTCAGCAGAATCATCCTCACGCTCGCGTTTTGCCTGCTTTTCATCCCAATCTGCCACGGCGCCGCCGTGCAGCATCAGGCCCTTGTGCACCATCTCGGCATAGACAGTGGCGGCCTGCCCATCATCCAGACCCAGCGCCACATCGATAGACTCAAAGTCCAGGTTGTCAATGACGCCCCGCTCTTTGCCCTTGTTGGCCTTTTCTTGCAGCACCACCCACACAGCCAGCACAATGGCCATGGGGCACTTGGCGCGGCGGGCTACTGCCTGCAGGCGCATGTCGGTGGCTGTGTCGTTCCACCACCTGAACCACGGCATTTCTGAACGCTTCATCCGGCAACCCCTCCCCCCTGCCTCAGCAGTCGGCCAGCAATATGGGCCAGCCTGCTGGCCTGCCAACTGGCGTAATCCAAGCCCGCCACATCCTGCCCCTGCGCGTGCTGGTCTACCACCCACTGCAAGATGCCCGGCACGGCCTGTGCAGCGATCTGGGCGGTTTTCTGGTGCAACTGGGCACGCACCGCTTGGGGCAGCTTGGCACCCGGCAGAGGCTGCGGGTCGGCCATCAGCGCGGCAAATAGCAGCCGGGGCATCAACTGCGGCAGCTCCACACTCAAATCCACCTTGTCCAGCATCTCAGGCGTGGCCCGGGGCTGGGCGGCGGGCGCAGCGGGCGGCGCGGCCATTTGGGCCGGGGCCTGACTCAACTGCTCTTCCATGCGATTGAAGGCCTCGATGTAGGCCAGCTTGAACTGCAGCGCCCGCTTGCCCGTAAAGCCCATGGCCA